GGGCAAAAGGCCATGCAGAAAGACGCAAAAGAAAAGCGTCGGGAAGTGAGAGCTGAAGCGCGCGTCGAGGTGCTATCACAGCCGGTCTACCGCGCGTGGACATTGTTGACGGCTAAGGTTAACCCTGAGGATCGTCTGCCTAAACCTACTGTCACCAAGTCAAATCCTAACATAGTAACGCCGGAGATCGATTCGCTTTTTGCGGCGGTCGCAAAACTAGGCGGGCTTAACAAAGCCGATCTGATATCGCAATGGGGTTTAGATCCTGCGACAAAACAATACTCAGGTGTGTTTGGTAAACCGGTGTGGCGTAGAGAAGGAGGCTTAACGGTTGATGGGATGCTCGAGGCCTTAATACCTTACGGATATCTCACCTTAGACGAACACGGTAAGCCTGAAGACAGTCGCGAATTTGAAGAGTTATTTGATCGCGAGTTGCGAGGTGAGCCACAGTATTCGGTTGAACATGCGTATGACCGCGACCAAGAGCAACGCGCCGGCAGTCACATTGCTAACCCTTATGCGTTAAACGCAGTGCGCTTTGATAAAGGAGATTTGATTGGGGCCGGCGTATCGGACGAAGACCTTAACAAGCTGCAAGCGTACAAGATGGTGGCAAAAAGCGACGGCATTAACCAAGACATTATTGCGGATCTTATTTTAGACGAGAACGGCAATCCTGAATTTACGTCGGGTGATGACTTGATCCAGCAGTTAATGGCCGCAACACCACCGAATGAAGAGATCGAGGCGCTGACGGACTTGCGTATGCTTGAGAAGTACGGCGACCTATCATCACCTGACGCGATTGAGAAAGCGGCGGATCTTGCGATTCATAACGAAGCGCGCGTTAAGATGGTGGCCACCGAAGCCAATGCTTTGGCAAAGGCAACAGGCGGTCGCAAAATACTAGCGAGCGCAGCTAAGATGTTGGCCGCAACCACCATTGGACGTAAAAAAATACGCGATCTTTTACCGAGCGTTTTTACCAATGCAGAGGTGAAAGCGGCTAAGTCTGCCGAGAAGTACATGCGCGCGAAAGATCTTGTCAACGCCGCCGCTGAGAAACGCAACCAACTTTTTAACATGTATGCGGCTAAGGCTGCGATGGACGCTAAAGACGAGGTGGAAAAAGGCCTACGCTATCTGAAGAAATTTAACGGTGTTATTAAAGGCATTGATGTTGATTACGCCGATCAGATTGCCGCGATACTAAGCCGGTTTGATTTGCGCAAGATTAGCAATAAAGAAGTTGATCGCCGAAAATCTTTAGCTGCGTGGCTGGTCTCTCAAGAAGATGAGGGTTTTGTTCCGGATCTACCGGAGCATGTCACCAACGAAGCCTTTATCAAATCATATAAAGAACTGACGGTTGAAGAGTTTAGAGGCGTGCTGGATTCGGTCAGGCAGATTGAACACTTAGGCCGTCTTAAAAAGAAATTGCTACTGGCTAAAGACCAACGCGAGTTTGAAGCCATCCGCGATGAGATTGTGCAAAGCATTAACGACAACTCACAAGGCCGTATCGCCAACACCCGCACTATTAACACCGGTGTTGAACAGGCTAAGAAAAAATGGGGCGCTTTTGCCTGGGGACATGCCAAAGTGGCGACCTTGGTTAAGGTGCTGGATGGTGGAAATATCGGCGGACCGGTTTGGGAATTTTTAGTAAGGCCCGCCAATGAGCGAGGTGATTGGGAAACCACGCAGCGCGCTGAGGCAACGCTTGCGCTTGCCGAGATTATGGCACCAGTGTTTAAGCTGGGTAAGATGGGCGGTAAAGGCGTAAAGTTTCCTGGTATTGATCGCAGCTTTAACCGTGAAGCGCGTATTGCGATTGCACTTAATGTCGGTAACAAAGGCAATTTGCAACGCTTGTTAGGTGGTGAAGGCTGGAGTCTGCCGCAGATAGCACCAATCTTACAGTCTTTGACACGGGATGAATGGCTTGCTGTGCAAGCAATATGGGATCACTTTGAGACTTACCGTCCGCTGATTGCTGCAAAAGAGCGCAGAGTCTATGGTAAAGAACCTAACTGGGTAGAACCTACCCCCTTCAACATGACGACCGCAGACGGGGAAACCGTCAACCTACGCGGCGGGTATTACCCGATTAAGTATGATCCTGCGGCCAGCCAACGAGCAGAAGAACATAGCGACGCGGAAGCGGCAAAGCGCCAACTACAAGGGGCGTACACTTCAGCGACGACACGTCGCAGCTTCACCAAAGCGCGTGCAGAAGAAGTGAAAGGTAGACCTTTGCTTCACTCGTTGACTGGTGTTTATTCGGGTGTGAATGACGTGATTCACGATCTGGCTTGGCATGAGTGGTTGATTGATACGAATCGCTTGATCAAGAATAACGCGATTGATACTGCGATTCGTCAACACTATGGACCGGAATTTAAAAACCAATTTAAGACGTGGACAAGCGCGATTGCTGAAGGTGAAAAAGGATCTGACAATACGGTTGATATTGCGCTTTCTAAAATTCGCCAAGGCGTGAGCGTATCGGGTTTAGGGTTTAACGTCATGTCTGCGGCGATGCAACCGACTGGATTTACGCAGTCTGTGTCAGTGGTAGGCGCAAAATGGATAGGTATAGGCGTTAGCCGATATTTAGCGGATATCAAAGGATCTACGCAATCCGTCAACGAAATGTCAGAGTTTATGGCCAACCGCACGCGTACTCGATTTAGAGAATTGAACGAGTTACGCAATTCGGTTGAGGATCAATCGCCGTATAAAGAATGGTTAGGCCGATACGCATACTTTTTAATGATGCGCTGCCAACAGATGGTCGATGTCCCCACCTGGATAGGCGCGTATGAGAAAGCGCAAGCCAATGGTGAGATAGAAGAACGTGCAATCGCTTTAGCCGATCAAGCCGTGATTGACTCCCAGGGCAGCGGGATGTTGAAAGATCTCTCTGCAATTGAGCGAGGTGGCGCTGCGCAAAAACTCTTTACCGTGTTTTATTCGTACATGAATACCGCGCTTAACATTGGGATTGGTAAAACGATGTCGGCGGAGATCGGGAAACGTAAAGCAAAACTAGCGGCGGATTACCTTTTGCTTTACGTTTTACCGCCGGTATTAGGGTTTGCTATTAAAGAAGCGCTCACCCCAACGGGTGACGATGACGACGATTATTGGGAGAAGCTACCTAAGCGTCTAGCTGCTAACCAAATCGACTATCTGATGGGTTTGATGGTGATAGTGCGCGAGTTTTCTGAGGCGGCTAAATTGATGGCCGGCGTAGAGGATCATAAGCAAGATTACCAAGGACCGGCAGGTGTGCGAATGATTGCGGATACCGTCAAGTTTGGGGAGCAATTAGGCCAAGGTGAATTTGATACGCCATTCCGCAAGGCTTTTGTCAATTTGATGGGTGATGCTTTTGCCCTACCAAGCGCTCAGATCAACCGAACTGTCACCGGAATAGAAGCGATATCCGAGGGCAAAACGTCCAATCCTGCGGCGATAGCATTCGGGTTTAAAGAGAAGCATTGATGCACTTGCCGGCACCTCTGACAGTTAGCCTAGGTTAACTTTTCAGAGGTGTCTTTATGTCTATAGCCAGCACTACCCGTAAAGCCGGCCCGTATACAGGCAACGGCCTTACCACTATTTTTACTTTTCCGTTTAAAGTTTTTCAAGCAAGCGATTTGCTGGTTGTTCGCACAGACTTAATCGGCCTGGAAACCACATTAGCCCTTACTACGGATTACACGGTATCGCTCAACGTAAATCAAGACGCTAACCCTGGTGGTGTAGTGGTGATGAATGTTGCGCCCGCTACTAGCTATCTGATCACGCTATCAAGTGCGGTCGCAGAATTGCAACCGGTCGTGCTGACCAACAACGGCGGATTCTATCCGTCCGTCATTAATGACGCGCTGGACCGCTTGACTATCTTGACGCAGCAGATCTCAGAACAGGTCAGTCGTGCGGTTAAGGTGAGTATCTCAAGCAGCACCAATCCCGACGATTTAATTGCATCGGTGATATCCAACACCGCAAGCGCAGCTGCAAGTGCTGCAAGCGCCTTGGCATCCTGGCAATCGTTTGAAGGAATCTATTACGGGGTTTATGTGTCTGCACCTTCGACCGATCCTTTGGGTAATCCGATTGGTGTGGGTGATCTTTACTACAATTCATCTACGCAATCGCTTCAAATTTATACCTCGACCGGGTGGCAAGCATCGGCGCAATCTACACCGGTGAGCTACACCAACCAGACTTTCAACGGTACCGGATCACAGACTAATTTTACACTCTCTTCAACTCCGGCATCGATCGACGCGATTGAAGTTTTTATATCAGGCATCCGTCAATATCCTACAACGAATTTCACGATTGCCGGCACCACGCTGACATTTGTAACCGCACCAGCATCCGGCACCAACAACATTCTGGTGCGATGGACATACGCTTTAGCGGTGGGAACACCTAACGACAACTCAGTGACTACAGCAAAGATCCAAAACCTTGCAGTCTCTACAGCAAAACTTGCGGATAATGCCGTCACTCCAGCTAAGTTAGCCAACTCAGGGAATGAGCTTGGCTCGCGCAATCGTTTGATCAATGGGTGTTTTAGAGTAGATCAAAGAAATAGCGGCACAGCAGTATCGCTTGCCGTTAGTGGGATCAATTACTATCTTGATCGGTGGTATGTGTATTCAGTTGGTGCTACCGGGACAATACAACAAGACGATAATATTTCTCTTAGCGGCAAGCGTTTACGGATTAACGGCGCTACCGGAATGACTAGCGTCGCGGTGGGACAACGTATCGAGAGCATTAACTGCAAAGATCTTGCTGGTAGTACCGTGACGCTTTTCGCAATACTTTCTAATTCTTCGAATGGATCGGTATCGTGGAACGCCTACTATGCAAATACCACTGACTCTTTTGGCACGGTTTCTTCACCCACCAGAACGCTGATTGCCGCTGGAACATTTAACCCGACGACTACCCCAACTGCGTTTAGTGCTACTTTTGCAGTGCCTTCGGCAGCGGTGACGGGTATTGAAATTATTTTTAGGGGTGGTGCGCAATCCTCTGGGTCGACGTGGTACATCGAACAAGTGCAACTTGAAAAAGGCTCAACCGCAACGCCGTTCGAATATCGACCCTACGGTGCAGAATTGGCGTTGTGTCAAAGATATTTACCGGTTTGTCGCGGAAACTATACAAACCTAGTCGGTCAAAAGACCGCCGCGACTGCCGCGAAAGTGACTTTTACCTTTAAGACAACCGCAAGAATTGCGCCTACGGGAATAGTGTCCTCTGACTCTTTTTACGTATTGGATGCTTCAGGGGGTGTGGGTTATCCGGTGACCACCGCTGCGTTGTCAGGATCATCTATAGACGGAGCATTCATAAATCTAACAGGTATTACGGGACTAGGCGCAACCGCGGGGCAAGCGGCAATAGCCTATGGCAGTTTTTATTTAACTGGGTGCGAACTCTAAGCATAGGACAGTGGCTTTGTTAGCGTGTATCAAATAATAGGGGGATAAGTGACAGCAAATGAGATTAAGCAAGCGGTACTCGAAGCAATCAACGACCATCCTGCCTTTGACCCTGAAATCCATTCAGCTCATCATGCATGGATTGAAGAGCGTATTGAGTCTGAAAGAGCGCGTAAAGAGGTTATGCAAGAAGCGGCTAAGGCTTTCGCACAGTGGTCTGTGGTAGGGATAGCTGGCGCAGTTTGGTATTACTTTAAAGGACACTGGACATGGTAGACGAGCCTTTATTATCACAGATTAAATTTGAAGAAGGACTACGCTTAGAAGCGTATCACTGCACGGCCGGCAAGAAAACGATTGGGTATGGGCATAACTTAGATGCTAAGCCCTTGCTTGAGGGCAACCGAATCCCCGACGTAATTACCGAAGAGATAGCCGAGGTGCTATTGCATAATGATGTTGAACGCACGATGGATATGCTGGACGCCATTTGGCCCGGCTATATCGCGCTGCAAGGTGCAAGGCGAGACGCGTGCATCAACATGGCGTTTCAATTAGGTGTTGCTCGCTTCATGCAGTTTAGCAAAATGCGCGAAGCCATTGAAAAGCTAGACTGGCGCAAAGCGCACTTTGAAGCGTTGAACAGTTATTGGGCAAGGCAAACACCAGAGCGCGCTGCGCGTGTCGCTTCGCAATTTATCACGGGTGAATATTACGAGAAGAGGGTATGAAAGAATTTATATTAGCTAGACTACGCGAACCATCCACTTGGACTGAGGAATAAATAATGAAAGAATTTATATTAGCTCGATTACGTGAACCTTCTACGTGGCGCAGCGCTGTTTGGGTAGCAACATCTTTTGGAGTCGTGTTTCATGGCGAACAAGCTGAAGCAATTATTGCGTTTGGGATGGCTCTTAGCGGCGCTGTGGGTGTTGTTACACCTGATAAGTTGTCAAAGTAGTATTTGCAGACCATCAATATCGCCAACATTAAAATACACACCCGAATCTACACAAATAGACGGGGCCATTATTTCAGCATCATGCAACGTAGGATAGTATTATGTCAGTAGGTAATCAAGTTATAGCAGTAGCTTTAAAAACTTTTATACGAATTTGGGGGAAAGGTGCCTTGTTTACTCGCGTAGTAGATGAAGTTAAACGAGCTAATGAGGCAATGCCGAATGTTACCGGTGATGATAAATTTAAAATAGTCTTTGCTGATTTAAAGATTATTTTTAATGACTTAAAACCCGTAGCCACAAGTGTTTTAAAAACGCTCATTGAACTTGGTGTGCAGTATGTCAAACTGCAAAACCCTTTAGCCGGTGAAGTAGTTGGTGTTGTTGCTAATGCAGTTGAGGTAAAAATAAATGAACTTTGACAAAGCAAACCTACTAAGTTGTTAGGGTAAACCATGCTAACTTGTCTATGTTCTTATCCACTTTGATATAGCTTACTTTAAAACTATCTGTGTAATAACTATATGAGTAGCTACCGACAACACATTCATTATTATTATTTACCCACACGCTATATTTCATAGTTCAACTCATATCCCATGTGCTTTTTCTATTGCTCTAGCAAAACCAAAGGGTTTAAACGTATTAGCTTCAAGATACAAGTTTTGTTTCCCTAATAACATTATCACTTCATCACTCAACGGCTCTCGTTTTGGTGGTGCTGAGTATAGTTTTGTACCTTTTGGCAGATTAGCGATATCGTTTTCATACCAGCCAACAGCCGTTTCTCCTCCAATACCCCCATTTATCCAAGCCACAGGCTCTGGCTCAGGTTGAGCGAGGAGTTCTTTTGCATACTCAACCTCCGCCCATGCAAAATTATTGCCCGTGCTTTTTTGATGTATTTCTACAATTATTAACAAATCTTCTAATACTCATTACCTACCCCCATTTTAACAACAGCTCGTTAAGCCCCGACCATATACCAAACAAACTAACTAAATATAAAGCTACAAGATTGTAAATAGGTTCTTTTTTATCTGTAAGTATATGCATGACAAATGTAAATACCATAAGATATATCCCTGCAACAAAAAGAATAATATTAATTGCTGTCATTCCCCTTTCCTTTGTTTCATTGCTTCTAATAAAAGGTCCTGCACTTCGCGCTTTGAATCGCGGCGTAGCATGACCATCTCATCCATCGTGCCTTTAGTGACGATGTGATGTATAAATACTGGGCGGTTGTATCCTGATTGCGCCTGGCGCGCAGGACCAATCCGCTCAATAATTTGTTGGTACTCTTCTAAATTCCACCAGTGTCCGAAAAATGCGAGGATGTTTCCGCCGTCTTGTAGATTGAGGCCATGTCCCGCGCTGGCCGGATGCGCAAAGAGTAGCGGGGTTTTTCCGGCGTTCCAGTCTCTAATAGTATTAGGATCACTGTCCAGCGCCCGACCTTTAGGGAAAGCCTTTTGTAACCTTGCAAGGTCGTGCTTGAAATGGTAAGCAACCAGGATAGGCATCCCCGCAGCTTCTTCGATAATTGACTCCAGTGCTTTGATTTTTTCATTGTGAATCTCCGTAAAAGTTGTTCGGGTGTCATCGGTGTAGATGGCACCGTTTGCGATCTGCAAGCATTTGATGGTTTTGCTCGCAGCGTTTAATGCTTCGATTTGCGCGCCGCACTCAAGCTCGATGAACATTTCTTTTTCCATCTCTTTGTATTGCGCGCGGGCTTTGGCCGGCATATCGACACGGATCACATTAACGATAGGCTCATCAATTTCAAAGTGATCTTTAGCATCGAGCGAAATACAAAGATCGCGCACTGCATCTTCAATCTGCGACTGTGCAAACGCCAAAGGCTTTGTCTGCACGGCGTGTCGATCTTCACCTACCTGGATCTTTTGAAACCATCTCGCTTCAAACGCGCTAAAACTGCGACCTAAACGGCTGCCGCGATCCAAGAACCAGAACTGCCCCCACAGATCTTGCAAGCCGTTGGGTGAAGGTGTGCCGGTCAATTGAATGAAGCGTGTCGCTTTGCTGTGTGCAACTCGCGCTAACTCTCTTGCGCGCATACCGCCTTGGCGTAGCCTGAAGCCTTTGAGTTTTGTGCTTTCATCGGCGACGATCTTGGCGAACGGCCAGGTTTCCCCGCATTGCTCCACCAGCCAGGGCAAGTTTTCGTAATTAATAGTGTAAACATCCGCTTTAGTCGCCAGCGCTTTGCGACGAGACGATGCGTCCCCCACAATGGGTGAGATTGTCAGGTCGCTTAAGTGCTGCCATTTAGCAACCTCATCAGGCCAAGTCGAACTGGCTACGCGTAAAGGCGCTAACACTAACGTAGGACCAGGCTCAACTAAATTGATGATGTCGATTGCGGTCAGTGTTGATACCGTCTTACCCAATCCCATGCCCGCCCACACCGCACATCGTGGGGTATCCACAATATGCGCAATAATGGAGTGTTGATAAGGCCTTGGTGTAAATTGTTTACGCACGTTTCACCAACTCGATTGCGCGCTTAACAATTCCGTCAAGCAACATTAAGAGGGTGATTACAGTTAAAATCACCGGCATGAATAAAAAAACAAACGGTGCTAACATCATTGCGATTGATCTATAGATACTATTCATAACTACCTTTGATATTTGACTAAAGGCGCTTGGCCTGCATTAAGATTCCATTCGTAAATGATCCGGCAATCGTTGCAGATCTTTTCTTTGTGCGAGGAAAACAATAGCATCCCGCGCCCGCACTCAGGGCAATCATTGCTCGTCTTTTTAAACAGAGCAAAAAGGTGATCGACATCTTCCAGCGTATCGATGACTAACACCGTTTGGCCAGCGCGTCGCATCCGCTCATGTTCTCTAAGCTGATGCGGATCCGGTTTCTTGCCTGTGCTTTTTGTTTCCACCCATACCGTCACGCCCTTAAACATAATGCAGCGATCCGGTGCCGCGCGCCGGCCCAACCATTTCACTTTGCGGATCTCTGCGCCGGCAAGCAAAGCTCGCTCGACTAGATATCCCTCAATGATTGACTCTCTCATATCGTTAACCTTTTTTGCGCGTTGCGCGTAGCCACCGGTCCAAGACCTGAGCAGCTGCTGACTTTCTTTTTAAAGTTGGTTAAGCTATTTCGATCTCGTAAAACAAATCGCGTTGCGGTTAAAGGGGTAATAAAAATAACTTGAGCCCGATCGGGTACGGTTAATTCTGCCGCGTCAATTTTAGAAAGAAGCCAATCTTTAATTGTTTTGTGTCCCTCGAGATCGTTATTTTTATAGTGTCCAAATCTCACCTGATCAAGTCGCATCATGTTTTTACTCCTTTCTGTATCTGTAGGCCTCAAAGCCTGCCGCTGCAAGCGGCAAGCCGTCGGCCCATTGTGGTTTTGTCACCATCAGCGCAGATAAGTGATCGGCGTTGTAGTGGGGTTGGTCTGGTGCCTCGGCGATGATCTCGTCGTGGACCGTTAAAACAATCTGATATCCAGCGTCCTCGATGCCTTGCATACTGGCGGCTAAGATGTCACGGCTTACGGCTTGGGTGACGTTCTCCGCTAGTTTCCCGCCGTACGTCTGCAAAGCGGACCAACGGCGTGAGTATTGGTTAACGCCTTTATAGTGCAGCTTGCCGTCTTTAAGTGCTGCGCCTGGGTAACAAAGGAACCTGCCCGACGGCAGCTTGATGCGTAACCACGCGCCGTCGCATCTCACCAAGAGTTTGCGACAGCTATAGGTCACGCCCTTGTTGACCAGCGCCTGCACGGCTGCGTCTTGCAGCTCGCCCCAGAAGGTCGAGATCTCTGGGTGAGCGTTGCGCCATGTACGTTTAAACGCGTCGCATGTACACCAAGCGCGATCAGATAAGCCAAACGTCTTGCCGGTTTTAAAAGCGTAGCCGTGCGCGCGCTTTGCTTCGCGCTGTATGTCTTCAGGGATCGCGTCCCATGCTTGTTGCCCCATCGCCTCGAGGTCAATGCCGTACGCCGATGCGAAAGTGATAAACGCGCCCACACCGCCTTCGTAGCCTAGCGCTAACTCTTGCACCTTGCCGACTTGACGATCGTCTTTGCTAACGTCTTCGGGCTTAACACCGAACGATTTAGCGTAAGCGAGTTTGTAAAGATCGTGACCGGTGCCTTTATCGAAGTCCTCAAACGCTTTGATCTTCCACGTTTCGCCGGCAAGCCACGCAAGTACACGTCCCTCGATGTTTGACAAATCGGCTACGACAAACTGCTTACCCAGGGGTGCAATCAGGCAGCCGCGAATTGCGGAACTCGTTAACTCCATCACGTCATCAACAATTAGATCCACACAGTCGGCTTTCATCGCCGCGATGCCCAAGTCGATTTGATCTTGCTTAAGCGATGGCCTGGGTAAGTTTTGCGGTTGAAACAAACGACCGGCCCAGCGGCCTGTGCGACTGGCACCGTTAAACTGTAGAGTGCCGCGCAGTCTGCCGTCGCTGCTTACCCCGTTGATCAGGGTTTTATATTTAGCCGTACTGGTGCTGCTTGCCTGTAGCCGGATCACAAGCAACTCGCGCAGCTCGGCCGGCAATGATAGATCGTTGACACGTCGCTCAAGTGTTGATGCTTGCATGTCGGGTAACTCGATGCCGTACTCTTCGAGCATGTGCTTGAGCATAGCGTCGCGCTGCGTTGCTGCTTGCACCGCGCCACCTGTCATAGCGTTAACGCGCTTGGCCATTTTCTTTTGAGCTAAGTCTACGGCACGGATTGCCGCCTCTGCCATTTCAACATCAACTAGCACACCGCGATCGTTGATCGTTTGGTCCAGGTGCCAGAGCGCCAACTCCGCACCTGTGTAATTCCAGGTAGGCATGCGACGTTGGCACTCACGCATTGCGATGATGTCGCGGCCTGCGTAGTCGATAAAGCGCGCCCACTGATCAGGGTGAGTTTCACGCGTAGCGCGTCTGATCTTTCGGGTGTTGCTGGGTTTGCAAAACAACAAGACCAGCTGCCGACCGTCTTTATCCTTTGCTTGATCAGTAGGCACGCCAAGCGCTTCGCAGAGATCACCTAAGCCTGCCGGTAGCGAGTGCGCTAAAGCCTGGACCATTGTGTCTTGCCACCTGGATAAATCAGTTTTTCTGAATTGCGCGTTTAAGACTGTACGATCAAAGCCGGTATTGTGCGCAACTAAGGTAACGCTCGGCGATACAAACGCCTGCGCAAGATCGCCAGGGATATTGTCTGTCGCGGTGCAATCCCAGACTTTTACCGGACCATCGTCGATTGCATACGCAAAGAGCGTGATCTCTACGTCTTCAGCGTAGCGGTGGGTGCCGTGCTTGATCGGCGTTTCGCAGTAAGTTTCTAAGTCAAGATACAAGGTTGTCATTCACTTTCTCTAAAATTGCGCTTTGGTAAAACGACCCGCCAGGATCGGTTTGCAAAAGCGGCCTGGGTGAGCAGGCCGATTTGATTAACTTAACAACTGAATCACGTTGTCCTTTTTAGGTTCTTTCTTTTCACCACCCACTGCTTCGATCATCGTGAGGGCTACTTGTTGGGCTGCAGTTACGGGACCGTCGTTTGATTCCAACGTAGGTTCGCAAACCACATTGACGACAGCGGTGTCTTCCTGATCCATAATGGTGATTATGATAAGTGCCATATGATCACCACAAATCAGCTTCAGCAGCTGCGCCTTCTGTAAGATCCTCGAACTCATCGTCTTTGGCAGCGCCGCCACCTGCGAACGCGTCGCCGTCTTTAAAGAACTGCACGCCGCGTAATGACGCGTTGATGCGTTTGCCGTATTTGTTATCCTGCGCCCAAAGCTCAAGGCTTGCGTTAACGTAACAGCCGGCGTAGGGCTTGCCGTCTACCTGATTTAAAGGTGACTTGTCTCGATCGATAACGGTCGGACGGGTTTTGTTTCTAGCTGAGATGTAAAACATCCCCTGAAAACCGTCGTACTCAGACTTTAAGTCACCGTTGTGTAGCGCGGTCTTGTCACCCGCGACCATCTTGGCCAGGTGATCTTCGGCTTTAGCGCCCCATTTTTCTTTTGCAACTTCAGTGATTGCCGCCTTGATGCTCGCAATTTGCGGATCATCTTTTGCAATCAAGAACACTGCTGAGAAAGCCGGTTCACCCTCACCATTAACTGTTTGTGCTTCAAACAGCGCGGGAAAAGCAAGACGGGTACTGCTCAATTTAATAATAGCCATGGTTTAACTCCTAAAATATTTTGGATACATTTGTTTAATGCGTTTTGTAACGCGGTTGATTGCACGTTCCCGTGCAACCGGATCTTTTATCTGCGCGGCGTCAGCTAACATCTTGCGAGCATCAGCCGGTAAGAGTGCTGACTGTGTGGTCATACCAGATCACCTCCGGTCAAGATGCCTAGCGCTTCATCGTCAGTCATCGCGTCAAAATCATCTTCAGCCGTGATTGAGATTGCGCGGCGTTTGTCCGACACCGGCGCGACCAAGGGCTTACCTTCTGATTGCGAGATTAGACCTTGCAGCTGCGGCCATTGACGCGGACCGATCTCACCAGACTTGGCTAACTTTTCTGCCGTCGTAGGTGAAATTAGCGTCTTGTCGTACATGACATCAGTTTTGATACGCATCGACTTCATCAGCGCTTCAACGCCGTCAGCATCGTTCCACTTGCGCGATCCACGACGACCTTCAACTAACTTGTAGCCTGGTACTTCTTTACCGGCAAACAGCTCAGCCTCAGTGCGACCGCGTATCGCTTTGCACCAATCTTCGATCAGATCAAGCGAGGCCATTAGGCCGCCCAGTAGCACGTTGTCTACTGTGCGATCTTTAGCAGCGGCAATTTGCGGTTTGATCTCTTGCTCAAGATCCACAAAATCGTCAGTGATCGTAGACAAAACATGGTTAGTCAAAGCAGGGCAAGACGCTTTTGCTTTACAAAACTTGCACTGCTTGTCACCTGGCACAAATTCCGGATTGGCTTCTTGCGACCGGCGAACAGCAAGGTCCACATTGCGGGTAAGCATCTCGATCCACTCAAGATCCGTTTCCCAGTGGTCAACGTGATTGATGCGAGGCTGGCAGATCACTAGCTCTACGCTGTGAAACTCTTCACAAAAAGACCAGTGTTCGATCGCAGCTGCTGCGTACATGCCAAGCTGATAGTTACCTTCGGCTTCTACCTTTACACCACGACCATATTTAAGATCTACGATCGTGATTTTGCCGTCGTGGATGACCACGGCATCGGCTGTACCTTTGGCATCAGCTTCACCGGTCAAGTGCGAGATCAAGTATTTTTGCTCGACATACAGATCGCCAGGCATTGAGCGCACAAGATCCAAATAAACTTGCACGTTCTCGATCATCTCTGGGTTTACCACGAAGATGCGCGCGCTTTCCGATTTGTCTTGCATGCCTATAAATTTTTCACGGTCGTTAAATACCGCAATCTTTTTATATAGATACTCTTTCGCATTTTTGCCATCCGTAAGCGCAGTGCTTGCCAAAAAATGCGCAGCACTACCTTCATCTGCAAACTCACTTGAGCTGTCAGGAAATCTTTCTTCAAGATTTACGCTGCCAGGGCAAGCGATCCAGCGGCTTGCGCCGCTGGGTGAATATTTCGCGTGGGCCATTACGCAGCCTCGCAAGCCTTAACCACTGCCGCGAAGTCAGACTCTTTGACTTCTGGGAGTTTTGAGGCGTTGAAGGTTGCTAACACCGCGATAGCTGCATCGCGGCCTTTGGCTTTCGCCAAGTCTTGGATTGCCTTAGCGGCATCTTGATAGGTAACGCTAACCGCTTCATCAGCCGAGGTTGAAACTTTTGAAGCGGGTTTCTTAGCGGCAACTGCGGGAGTTGGCTTTTCGGTGCGGCCTTCCTCCGTGTCACTGGCACTGTTACTGTGGGCCACCGGTGCCTGGGCGATTGAACCGCTTTGCGAAAGCAAGGCGATAAGGTTCTGGATTGCTGCTGTATTTTCTTGTATTGCTGTTTCTAAACTCATTTTTTTTCTCCGATTAGCATTTAGGGCCAAGGCCCACTGTGGTTAAAAGTACGATCATGAAAAAGATGACCGCATAAGAGGTGTAAAGGTGTCCACGCATCTCGCTGATGGTGTGGTCCGCTTTTTGCAACGCGTAATTAATCGCGTCGCTTCTTAAAATTTCTTCTTGGGTTTTCATAAATCACCCATTGTTTTGTTAGTTAAAAATAGGATTGCTATCCCGTTGAGTCATATTGTCTTACAAGTTTAAACTTGTGTCAATAGGGCAATACAAATATTTTTTGTAAAGTGTAATTTATCTTGTATATACACAAGCCTTACTTGTACAATGTCCGCTCTTTAATCAAACAGGAAAAGCAATGTCTTACTCAGGAGTAAGAGCGGCTGTCTCTGCGGCAGGCAGTCAAGCTCAATTAGCCAGTACGCTCGGCGTCACCCAACAGGCTGTGAGTCTGTGGGTGCGTCGCGGATTCGTACCGGCAAGCCGCGTGGTTGAAATCGAATCGCAATACGGCGTTGATCGGGTGGAGTTGGTGAACCCCAGAACGCTGGAGCTATTTACTCCCAGGGGGAATTTATGATCGAACTTTTAGAAGAGATATTTGATCGGCTATTGACGGTCAGAGATCCGTCTTTAAATGACTTGCGCATCAAACTTGTGCAAGCAATTAAGGCACTACGCGCTGCGGACAGCGTGGGCGGTGGTGATGATCCCGAATGATCAATCCTCTTTTTATTTAGAACACGTTCCGGCTGCACTCAAAACCATAGACCGGTGGTCGCCGTGGAAAGCCGTGTGGAATGTCAAGCGCAAGAAGTTTGACAAGATCCCGCAGCTGGCGAGCAATCCAGACTACGGCTTATCAACGGCCAAGCCGGATAAGTGGGTGAGTTTTGATTTGGCAGCTGCTGCGCTATCGCATAATAAGTCTGCGGGTTTGGGTTTTGTCATGACTGGTTTAAAGGGCATTGTCGCGATTGACTTAGACAACTGCCTGGATCAGTCGTGGGCGCTTGATATTATCACCCAAGTGAATAGCTATACCGAGTTGTCACCCAGTGGGCAGGGTTACCGGATCTTTTTGCACGGCGATCTTGAGGTGGATTGGACCAACCACGACCAAGGCATCGAAGTGTACGGCGGTAACGAGGCACGCTTTTTAACCGTGACCGGTGCTGCGCTTGTTAACTCTCCAGCGGATCTGGTGCGCGTAGCACCTGGGGTGTTGGCCGATCTCTTTACCCGATACGCTAGAGAAAAGCGCAAAGCCGAGGTAATTGATCTTAACCTACCGGATTTGCTGGATGATTTGGTGTTGCCATATGTTGAGGATTTGCGCATACCGGCAGGACCTAAGCGCTTTTTGTTGACGGGGGAGTTTGACACGGATCGATCCGGCACGCTGTTCGGCGTGGGCGTGAGTCTGTATGCGGCAGGCTACACGGACGCCGAAGTGCTGTCGATTTTGGCTTATAACGATTTTGCGATGGAGGTCGCACTCGACCACAGGCGGCAGGATCAGGACAGAGCCTTGCTATACCTTTGGCGTGAGCATTGTCTCAAGGCTAAAGGCAAGGCAAGTGCATCAATCGCCACCTCGGATGACTTTGATGTGGTTGAGGTGCCATCCGGTGAGCGCGAGATGCCGCGCTTTAAGCGCGACAAAGTAGGCGCAATCGAATCAACCATTGAGAACGTGAGCAAAGCTCTAAACCGTCCGGACCTGTGTGGTATACAGATCCGTTACGACAGTTTTCGCGATGAAATCATGTTTACTCCGGACGATGCGCCTAATGCCTGGCGCGCTTTTACTGACGCGGACTACTCTCGCCTTCGCATCACCTTGGAACAGGGCGGGTTCAAACCGGTCGGCCGTGAGTTGATCCGCGATGTGGTGCTCATGGTGGCGGATGATAATCCTTTTGACTCTGCGATTGAGTGGTTAGACGGTTTGACATGGGACGGCGTGCCTAGGGTTGAGCGCTTTTTATCTAACTATTTTAGCGCGGAGGACACCGACTACACCCGGGCCGTGGCTTCTTATATATGGACAGCGCTGGCCGGCCGTGTGCTTGAGCCTGGCATTAAGGCGGACATGGTGCCAATCTTAATCGGTGAGCAAGGATCTAAGAAGTCATCAAGCGTGGCGGCCATGGTGCCGTCCCAAGACTTTTTTACTGAAGTGAGTTTTCATGAGAAGGAAGAAGATCTGTCACGCAAGATGCGAGGCCGTTTGCTTGCTGAGATCGGAGAGCTGCGCGGGCTGCACACCAAAGAGCAGGAATCAATCAAAGCCTTCATCACCCGCACCCATGAGAACTGGATCCCCAAGTACCGAGAGTTTGCCACGTCGTTTCCTAGGCGTTTGGTGTTTATCGGTACGACCAACCAGGAGCAATTTTTAGCCGACGACACCGGTAACCGTCGATGGTGTCCGGTCCGTGTTGGCCAAGCGGACATCGAGGCGATCCGCCGCGATCGTTTGCAATTGTGGGCGGAGGGCCGTGAGCTTTTTTCTTTATTTGGCATTGCGTTTAGAGATGCTGAACGCTTGGCGGCGGACGTGCATGAAGAACACACGATGACCGAACGCTTCCAAGAAGAAATTGAAAATTGGCTATCCGCACCAGATGCGTTAACAGGTGAAATACCGCGAACACGTGAATTTTTGCGGACGGGGGATATTGCGCGCGAATGTTTGCGTATTGAAGCACGTAATTTATCACGTGCTGACGAGATGCAAATAGGTAAAGTTTTGCGGATTGCGGGTTTTGCGCGAAAACAGCGGCGGCTGGATGGCAAGTTAATGTGGGTGTACCTACCTTGTAACTAGCTAATAAAAGGAGGTGGTTACGTTTTAGCCCAGTAAAACCAAGGGTTGTAACCACGTAACTACTGTAACTACCTTATTTATAACTATATAGATATTACTATATAAGTAGGCTGGGGGAAAGGTTATAGAGGTAGTGGTTACGGAGGTTACAGGTAGTTACAGGTGTTTTTTGCGGATTTGGAGGATTGGCTTTGAGAACGATATTGGTGGCAGTAAACGAGGACGGCTTACGCATAGGTGAAAGCCATCCCCGTGCAAAATTGAGCGATGATGACATCGAACTGATTAGGGCATTGGCGGAGGAAGGTATGCGCTACCGCGTCATTGCTCAGAAATTTGAAATCAGCAAGGTGACGGTGGGCAGGATCTGTCGGTACGAACGACGCGGGCAAACCATTGCCCGTTTGAAAAAATGTTTTTTGGAGGATTAAAAAATGGCACGAGTAAGTTACAGCGAAGAGTTGGCAGATGAGATATGCGCAAGAATTGCGGAAGGCGAATCAATGCGTGGGATTTGCGCGGATATTCACATGCCAAATTGGCGAACGGTGTGGAGGTGGCTTGATGCTAACGATGACTTTGCCAGCAGGTGCGCGCGCGCCAGAACTTTGCAAGCAGAAGCGCTTGAGTGTGATATGGCAGAGATCGAGCGCGACACGCTGTCAGGTGTAGTCGATGCGAAAGCGGCCAACGTGGTGTTATCGTCTAAGCGCTGGCGGGCAGCTAAACTTGCTCCCAAGAAATACGGCGACAAGATCACCACGGAGCTCACCGGTGCTGATGGTGGACCGGTTGAGATCAACGACACTGATCGCGCGGCTAAAGTCGCAGCGCTTATCGCACAGGCCCAGGGCAGGCAGAAAGTAGATGCAAGCGACCTTGTTTGATCCGGAAGTTTTAAAATATCTCACACCGGCGGAACTTAAAGAGCTTGATGTTTTGCTTGCGACGATGCCGGTATGGATGCCGCTGCAAGGTCCACAGTCGATGGCGTATGAATCCACGGCGGATATCATCGGCTATGGCGGGGCAGCTGGTGGGGGTAAGACAGATCTGGCTTGTGGTAAGACGCTTAGACAGCACCAGAAGACGCTGGTGCTTCGACGCGAGGCAACCCAGCTCACTGGTATCATCGATCGCTTTACCGAGCTTATCGGCAGCCGTGATGGCTTTAATGGCGCGGAGAGGATCTGGCGACTACCAGGTAAGCAGATCGAGTTTGGTTCTACACCTAACGTGGATGACTGGAACAAGTACCAAGGCCGGCCGCATGATCTGCTGATCTTCGATGAGGCGGCCAACTTTCTGGAGTCTCAAGTCCGCGCATTGCTCGGCTGGCTGCGATCAGTCGATCCTAAACAGCGATGCCAGGCATTGCTGACTTTTAACCCACCAACAACAGCAGAAGGCCGGTGGATCATTGCGTTCTTTGCGCCTTGGCTGGACCCTAAGCACCCAAAGCCGGCGCAACCTGGTGAGCTAAGATACTTTGCGATGGTCGAAGGCAAAGAGATCGAGTGCGAGGATGGCACGACCTTCACCCATGGCAGTGATGTCATCACACCGATGTCGCGCACGTTTATTCCGTCACGCATATCGGATAACCCCTATCTCATGAACACCGGCTATATGGCAACACTGCAAGCCTTGCCGGAACCGTTACGCTCACAAATGCTTTATGGAGATTTTATGGCAGGTATTGAAGACGACCCATGGCAAGTTATCCCAACCGCTTGGGTAGAAGATGCGCAAGCAAGGTGGGTAAGACCACTCAAGCTGCCGCCAATGGACTCCCTAGGCGTGGACGTGGCGCGGGGTGGGCGAGATACTACGCTCATTGCCCGACGGCATGACATGTGGTTTGATGTGCCGCTAGTCTATCCAGGCACCGCCACACCGGACGGACCGACCGTGGCCGGCTTAGTGATTGCAGCTAACCGCGATCAATCCCCCATTCACATTGACGTGATTGGCGTGGGCGCATCGCCGTATGATTTTTTGAAAGACACCAACCAACAAGTGATCGGCGTAAACGTATCCGAGGCCGCAACCGGTTTGGATAAGTCAGGCCGGCTACGGTTTAAAAACCAACGCTCAGAACTTTGGTGGCGCATGCGCGAAGCGTTAGATCCCACTAGCAACACCGGCATTGCTTTGCCGCCAGATCCACGATTATTTGCCGATCTTTGCGCACCCACCTGGTCGCTGTCTGGATCGACAATCTATGTGGCCAGTCGCGATGAGATCATTGCCAAGATTGGCCGATCACCGGACTACGGCAGTGCGTACTGTCTGGCCTTGCTTGACACACCTAAGCGCTCCTTTTTGCCGTTCGGCAATAACAACACCAGGCGCGCTGTACTCGACTACGATCCGTACAAGATTTGATGCACTTACCCAGATTATGGTGCCGTAGGCTTTGGCACCATGAACGACATTCTAATCAAACCCATCAGCATTACCCAAATCCAAGCCGCGAGTAACATCGACGCGCTACTGGACGCGTATGCGCAGGAGTCTGCGCTCTCTGTCATGCCCGAACCGCTACCCGATTGGGACGGATACGCAGCGATGGAAGAGAGTGGCGGCATCATTGCACATGGCGTGTATGCAGGCGACACCTTGGTCGGCTTCATGGTGATCATGATGTGTTATGCCGCGCAGTATTCGGCATCGATCGGCAACACTATGGCGATCTTTGTGCTACCCGAATACCGCAAATTTGGCACCGGCAAAAAGCTGGTTGATAGCGTGGCAGAGGCTGCGTTTAGTCACGGCATGGCGGCATTAGCTATCGGTGCGCCATCAGAAAGCCGGCTTGCAAAAGCGGCGGAATCTATGGGTTTCAAAGAAACAAACCGCATCTATCTGCGAGCAAAACCATGAGCGCTGTGATCCACACCATGAACGACCGCGCTTTGCAATGTGTGCATCAACTGCACGATGCTATGCGCGAGTTACCCCAGGTGAAGATCAATACCACGCATCATCTGCACGCGGGTTTGTATCACCGCACAATATTTGTGCCGGCGGGAACCGTTGTGGTGGGCGTGATGGTCAAGATCCCGACGACCTTGATCGTCAGCGGCCATGCCATGCTCTACATTGGCGAGGAAGCGCGCGAGATCAAAGGCTATCAGATCATCGAGGGTGACGGCGGACGTAAGCAAGCCGCGTATGCGATTGAAGACACTATGTTCACGATGAGCTTTGCCACAGATGCGGCCAGCGTGACCGATGCCGAAAACGAATTTACCGACGAGGCTGAGCAGCTGCTCACTCGCACCAACCAACTCACTTACGAGGAAGCACAATGTCTGGAGTAGCATTAGCCGTAACCGCAGTCGCTGCCGCTGCCGGCGTGGGTGTTTCTGCCGCACAAGGCGCAGAGCAAGCGGATCAAGCGAAGAAGTCTATGCAACAAGCGCAGGCCAATGCGGACCGCACCGCTAAGCAAGCGGATCAAGATTTCAACCGCGCGAATCAAAAGAAGCCCGACACTGCCGCCATTCTTTCGGCCGCGCAACAAGCAGGCAAGAGCGGTGCTTCAGGCACTATGCTAACCGGTGCGCAAGGCGTAGATCCTGCATCATTGACGCTAGGCAAAAGCACTTTGCTAGGGGCCTAAGGGATGGAAAACACACCCCGCAATAAATTACAGACACGGTGGGGTCAGCTCAAGACCGAGCGCGCAACCTGGTGGGCGCACTGGAAAGAGCTGTCAGATTATCTGTTGCCGCGCTCAGGCCGTTATTTTATTCAAGACCGTAACCGTGGCTATCGCCGGCACAATTACATTTACGACAATACAGGCACGCGCGCCCTGCGCGTATTAGCGGCGGGGCTCATGTCAGGGCTAACTAGTCCTGCGCGCCCTTGGTTTCGTTTGGCAACCACAGATCCCGCATTGATGGAGATCGCTGAGGTGAAATACTGGCTTAACGATGTGACTAGCATCATGCTAACCGTGTTTCAAAAGTCAAACACCTATCGCGCATTGCACAGCATGTACGAAGAACTCGGCACGTTTGGCACCGCGGCATGTATTGTCATGCCCGATTTTGATAACGTGATCCACATGTACCCGCTCACGACAGGTGAGTATGCGATTGCAACCAACTGGAAGGGGGAAGTAACTACCCTTTACCGCGAGTTTCAGAAAACAGTGCATGAGATCGTCACCGAATTTGGTATTGAGAACGTCATGCCCTCGACGCGCTCGATGTATGAGCGTGGATCTTTAGACGCATGGATCACAATCATCCATTGCATAGAGCCGCGTACTGATCGCGATCCTAGCAAGAAGGACAATATGAACATGCCCTGGCGCTCGGTCTACTTTGAGGTGGGATCGGCACCAGACCAATACTTGAGTGAGAGCGGGTTTACCCGTTTTCCGGCATTATGCCCACGCTGGTCGATTTCAGGCGGCGACATCTACGGCAATAGCCCAGGCATGGAAGCGTTAGGCGACATCAAACAATTACAGCACGAGCAGCTGCGTAAAGCGCAAGGCATCGACTATCAAACCAACCCGCCCTTACAGGTGCCAACGTCTATGAAGAACCGTGACGTGGAACGCTTGCCTGGCGGCGTAACGTATGTGGATGTGGCCGGCGGATCGCAAGGCGTAAAAACTGCGTTTGAAGTCAATTTAAATCTCAATGACCTGCTGATGGATATCCAAGACGTTCGGCACCGCATCGAAGGCAGCTTCTATGCGGATCTTTTTCTGATGCTGGCCAATCAGACAGATGCCCGAATGACTGCCACTGAAGTTGCAGAACGTCATGAAGAAAAGTTATTGATGCTCGGTCCTGTGCTTGAGCGTTTACAAAACGAATTGCTAGATCCCCTGATCGAGATCACGTTTGATCAGATCATGGCCTCTGGCATTGCACCACCGCCACCAGAAGCCATGCAAGGCCACGACATTAACGTTGAGTTGGTGAGCATGTTGGCCCAAGCGCAGCGCGCAGTCGGCACCAACTCGATTGACCGGTTTATCGGGACTGTAGGCAGTGTGGCGCAGTTTAAACCGGAAGTCTTAGACAAGATCGATGGCGACAAACTCACCGATATCTATGCGGATTCGCTCGGCATTGATCCACGCATCTTGCTTGCCCAGGACAAAGTGGACGCATTACGTGGACAACGCGCCCAAGCGCAGCAACAAGCGACGCAAGCGGCCATGATGAACCAAGGTGCCGATACCGCACAGAAACTTGCGGCGGCTAAGACCAACGAACCCAACGCATTAACTGACGCCACTCGCGCGTTCAGTGGCTACAGTTAATTTAACCAGGAGATTTCCATGCCCAGACAACTTTTTGCACAAGCACTTTTTACCAACGGCATTAAACAACCGTCAGAATTTGAAGGTGAGCCGGTTACCACATCCGACAGCACGGATCTAGGCAGTGGACCTTGTACGGCGATTTACGTCACAGGTGCAGGCAACGTCAACGTCAACCTAGCGGGTGGCGGCACGGCGGTATTGACTTCACTTTCCGCAGGTCAAATCGTGCGTGTTAATGCTTCTCGCATTTTATCTACTAGCACTACGGCAACCGGCATCTTTGCGCTCTATCCTGCCGGCAATTTATAAGGCTCTGACACTTTTATTAGGATTACACATGCAATCAACTAATCTCAAAGCAGAAAATACAGCGCCCGCTGAAAGTGCGGTATTAGTAACCCCTAGCGATAGCACGGATTTGACTAACCTTTGCAGAGCCCTTTATGTAGGTGGTGCGGGTAATTTAAATATCGACATGGCTGATGGAACTACTATTACGTTTTCAGGATTGTCAAGCGGACAGATACTGCCTGTAAGAGCAAAGCGAGTGCGCGCTACCGGCACAACAGCCACTAACATTATCGCAATGCTATAGCCATGCAACTGAATGGATTATCCCTAGCAATAACAAACATCTTGGGCGGTAGGTTTAACCCTTTAACTTGGTTTGCCGCGGGAGAACAAGGCGCATGGTACGATCCAAGTGTCTTGACGACTTTGTTTCAAGACAGCGCAGGCACTACGCCTGTCACGGCAGTAGAACAACCTGTCGGGTTGATGCGCGACAAGTCAGGTAGAGGCAACCACGCCTTCCAAGCCACAGCAGGCAACCGCCCGATACTGAGTGCAAGGGTGAATATATTGACGTATAGTCAAACATTTGCTTCTCCTTGGGCAAACATTCGATCTACTGTTCCTCCAAGTATGATACCTGCGCCTGATGGAACAATTAGTGGTGTTTTATTTACTGAATCATCTTCAGCAGGTACTCAATTTATAACCCCTGTTGGCGGTGGAATAGTAGCTTCATCTGCGGGAACATACACTTTTAGTGTATATGGAAAAAATAATGGAAGATATTTAACATTAGCTGGCAATAATGGGATATCCAACTACATTTCTGTCATTTTTGATTTAAGTTTAGGGACATATTATCAGTATCAATCTGGTGGGCAAATTATAAATTCAGTTTCATGCACACAAATAGGTTCAACAGGTTGGTATAGATGCGTAGTTACTGCTACATTTACAGCAGCATCAGGAATTAATATAGCTGGGTCTAATGTAACTACCGTTCCTACTGGGGGTTATGGACTACCAACTTATACAGGTGATGGTGTATCAGGATTTTATCTCTGGGGAGCAGACCTACGCCCAACAAACGCAGGCGCATTGCTTCCACCTTATCAGCGCGTCAACACCGATACCGATTACGACTCAGTAGGCTTTCCGCTGTATCTCAAGTGTAACGGCACAAGCTCTGCTATGCAGACAAACTCTATTGATTTCACCGCGACAGATAAGATGACTGTGGTGACTGGAGTTAGGAAGTTGAGTGATACTACGAATCAAAATGTATTTGAAATGGGGAACACTTTACCAGCTGGAGGTTTTAACTTATATGCACCAAACACTTTAAACTCACCAAGCTATTCGGCATATGTTAATGCTGGAAATGTATCGTTAATAAACTCGTCTAATAGTTACCCTGCACCAATATCTAATGTTGTTTCTCTGTTAGTGAATAATAGTGGTGTCTCACCAAATCAACAATTGTTAAGGGTTAATGCAGTAGGAAGCGGCACTCAATCAGCAACGCTTTCAGGTAACTTTACAAATATACCTTTATTTTTGTTTTCACGGGCAAGTACATCTTCGTTCCTTAACGGTCAATTCTACGGCGCAATCATTCGAGGCGCACAATCTGACGCAGCATCAGTGACTCAAACCGAGAACTACATGGCACAAAAAACAGGGATCACATTCTAATGACAAATTTTACTAACTGCACAATCCTAGTCCTTGCTGAAGATCGGACAAAAGCGCAAGACGTAACGACAACTGAATACTTCAATGCAGAAGCCAGCGCGGACGGACAACTCCCAGCAACGCATTATTTTATGTCCGGTCCTCTCAGCAATGATGAGGTTGATGCCATTGTAAATACAAGTTGGCCTAAGTGGATACGCTCAGATAATTGGCAAGCAGCTTTGTCCGGTCTTGGTTTGATGCCGGTTATACCTACAGAGGGGGGAATCTAATGGCCTTAATCAGCATGAAAACCTCTGAGGAAAACGACGCGACCGCGATGACGAGCGTCTTGGCAGTTACACCGAATGACAGCGCGGATCTTGTGCCACCGGTTGGACCGGCCAGGCCGACACGTTCAATCATGGCGAGTGGCGCCGGTACGATTGCAGTAGTCATGGCCGATGGCAGCACGGCGACCATCACGATTCCTGTCAACGCGATTGGCTTCTTGATTGCGCTTTCTGTTAACCGTATCAAAGCGACCGGCACCACTGCCACGCTGATCACCGCTTATTTCTAGGAGACCTTTATGACAAAACGAATTGGAAGTAACCCGTTTGTATATACGGACGATGGCGCAAAAGCGATAAGCGTAGCAAACCCAGACGGATCTAACTCAGATCTTGCTGCCAACTTTACAAACGTTTCTGCAATCCCCACAGGCTTTGTTGGTACTGCAAGGGTGGGAACTGATTTGTATGTTGGGGATGGAATAATTTTAGTAAAAATAATTAATGCGTCAAATCCGCAAGTTAATTATACAAATTCATCAGCAACACCGGGGAATGTAACTAATAATTCTCCAAGTGGTAGAGCGGCAATTGCGTCGGGGGCGGCGTCTTGTGTTGTTACAAATTCATTAGTAACAGCAACCTCAAAGATATTTGTTCAATCTGAATCAAATGACCTAAATGTTGCTTCAATTTATGTGTCTGCTGTTGCCGCTGGTTCTTTTACGGTTTCAGCCTCAGGATATGGCCTTTTAGGCAATCCAACAGCCAGTTATAAGTTTTCATTTCTAGTGGTGAACTAAACATTTTACTAGGCTTATAACAAACCAAACGACCCTCTCTCGAGGGTCAAACCCGCCCGAAAGGGTGCTAATCGCTTATAAGGATAACCATGCCTCTTATCTCTATGAAAACTTCCGAAAATAACGACGCGCCGGAGGCAATACGTTCAAACCCTTACGGCTATGGTCTTGAGATCCGCTTGAATGAGGATCAATGTGAAGCGCTTGGCATCACCACACCACCAACCCCTGGCAGCAAGGTGATGATCAAGGCGCAAACCATCGTCGTTGAGGTGAGACAGACCGTCGAAGCTGATGGTGACGACACCGGACCGGATACTTACATGTGTCTACAAATCACGGATCTGGATTTGGGCAGTGTTGAAAGTAACACCAGCAGCGCGACCATGCTCTACGGTGACTGATGCACTTACCCGCAATAAATCCCTATAGATTGGAGCCATGACCAGAGACATTGATCCATTTTCACTTGAAGACGCGCAGGAAGAACTTTCTAAACGCGCAAGATTCACAGCCGATCTGGAGATCAATGATCTTAAATGGTTGATGAGTAACAAGCGGGGGCGTCGTTTCGTTCATCGCTTGCTCGAACGCGCAGGCGTTTGGCGGCTCTCTTTCAATACCAATGCGTTATCGATGGCTTTTGCTGAAGGCACGCGTAACGAAGGGTTGAGACTGTTGGCCCAACTGACCGAACACTGCCTAGATCGATATACCGAGATGCTTCAGGAGCAAAAAGAATGACTGATACGCTGATGACTGACGGCCAAACTACCCAAGTAACCGATAGCCAGACGACCGCTGACACATCTACCGACAATTCATCGGCAGACACGCAGCAAACCCAGGTGACAGATACCGATAGTCAGACGACTGACCAGGCGAAAGCCGATGCAGACGCGGGGAAAGACGAAGGCGATAAGCCTGGCGCCCCCGAGAAGTACGAATTTAAACCGCAAGAAGGCCGCGTCTTTGACGAGGCAATCCTTGCAGCCTATTCGGACGTAGCTCGCGAGTTGAATCTATCGAATGAGGATGCACAAAAAGTGCTGGATAAGGTCGCACCGGTCATGGCCGAGCGACAACTAGCGCAGATTGAAGCCGCAAAGAACGAGTGGGCAGAGTCCGCAAAGTCTGACAAAGAGTTCGGTGGTGAAAAAATCACCGAGAACCTTGGCACGGCAAAGAAAGCCCTTGATGCTTTTGGCACCCCAGAGTTGAAAGCCCTGTTAAACGAGTCGGGCTTAGGTAACCACCCCGAAGTAATTCGGCTAATGTACCGCGCCGGCAAAGCGATCAGTGAAGATAAATTTGTGGGAGGTCGCCAAGCGGCACCTGGCACAAATGGCTCGCTCGCTGACAAACTTTATTCTAATCAAAAATAGGAGCTTTAGATGGCTACTTTATCAACCGGCGCATTGACCCTTGCAGATTGGGCAAAGCGTTTAGATCCAGACGGCAAGGTGCCAATTGTCGCCGAGCTATTATCTCAATCCAATGAAATCTTAGAAGACGCAGTTTTCCAAGAAGGTAACTTGCCAACTGGCCACCGCGTGGTGATCAGAACAGGCTTGCCTACTGCTTACTGGCGATCAATCAACCAAGGTATTCCAACCAGCAAATCAACCACTGCGCAAGTGGATGAGTCTGTAGGTATGCTAGAAGCGTATGCAAGAATCGATAAGGACCTTGCAGAATTGAACGGCAACACAGCGGCGTTCAGATTGTCTGAAGACACTGCGTTCTTGGAAGCGATGAACCAAGCGCAAGCGTCGACCATTTTGTACGGCAACCCAACAACCGATCCTCGTCAGTATCTAGGTCTTGCGCCACGTTTTGGCACGATCTCAGGTGCAGGTAACGCGGCCAACATCATTGATGCAGGCGGTACGGGTTCTGTTAATACGTCAATCTACTTAGTGCTTTGGGGAGAAAACACTGTTTTCTGCACATTCCCTAAAGGTTCTAAAGCCGGCTTGATCCACGAAGATCAAGGCATCTTGACCGTTTACGATTCAAGCAACAACCCTTACCAAGCGTATCAAACACACTACCAATGGAAAAACGGCTTAGTCGTTAAAGATTGGCGTTATGTGGTGCGTATTGCTAACATCGATACGACTAACTTGGTGGCTGAATCTTCAGCGGCTGACTTGGTGAAATTGATGTCAAGAGCGCTCGATCGTATTCCTAACTTTGGCATGGGCCGTGCAGCGTTCTACATGAACCGTACAGTCTACTCAATGCTACGCATCCAAGCGTTGAACAAATCACAAAACGCGATTGATGTGGCACAAGGCTTGAACCAATTCGGTACACCACAAAGCTGGACACAGTTTGAGGGCGTGCCTTTACGTCGTGTTGATCAGATCCTCAACACTGAATCACGCGTGGTCTAAGGAGACATAACATGATTACTGATGCTTTTTTAGCCCTAGCGGGTTCTATTTCGGGCAATACGGTGACACCTGCCAGCGTGTTTGGCGCAGGCACTACCATCGTATCGGGCTCTTTTACTGGCGGTAACGTCATCGACACAGCTTCACCAGGCAACCCAAGCGGCAACGTCAGGGATATAGGTGAAGGTGGTGAGCTTTACTTGCGCGTGCAAGTGGCCACAGCCGCTGCTGGCGGTACATCGATGCAATTTAACGTCGTTGCGGCGGATGATGCCGCCATCACTACTAACGTGGCATTGATTGGTACTACCGGCGCAATCCCTGTTGCATCATTGACAGCGGGCGCACGTTTTGCGGCAGAATTAAATCCGCGTATCGCAAGCAAAGGCCAACGCTATGTGGGCTTGCAAGTGGTAAACGTGGGTACTACCACTGCCGGCGCAATCTATGCAGATCTAGGTGATGCAATCCAAGACGGCCAAAAGTTCTATCCATCTGGCTTCACTATTAAATAGGGGGCTTTATGGCGCAATACAGAGTTTTAGAAAAGTCTTTTATCGATAACAACATTGTGGAAGAAGGCGCGGTCATCGAGTATGCCGGCGAGGCTTCTAACAATCTGGAATTGGTGGAAGAGCCGAAGGTCAAGGCCAAGAAAGATGCAGCACCTGCTGCGGACAGTTTGGTTTAAGCCGCCAGGTTAACCTAATACGACGGGGGCTATATGCCCCCGTTTTTATTTAAGGAGTTTTTAATGGCTACCGAAGTTGATATCTGTAATTTAGCGCTTGCGCATCTGGGGGATACGGCGACCGTTGCCAGTATTGATCCTCCCGAAGGCTCTGCGCAAGCCGAACACTGCTCGCGGTTTTATCCGATTGCGCGCGACACCTTGCTTGAGATGCACCCATGGGGTTTTGCAACTAAGCGCGTACAGCTTGCCATGTTAGGTGAATCCTGGTCGGAATGGACCTACGCTTACGCCGTGCCGAATGATGCGGTCAACATCATTGCGATCGTGACCTCAGATGCGACCGATGACTACAGCGAAGCGATCCTCACCAATCCCAACATCCCCGCCGGAGGCGCGTATGTGCCGCAACCCTTCTCGTGCGAGATCCAAGACGACGGCACGCAAGTGATCCTGACTGATCAAGAGAACGCGGTACTGCGCTACACGGCACTCGTATCAGATACAGGGACGTTTTCACCATTATTTGTGTCTACCTTGAGCTGGCACCTAGCATCACTGTTAGCCGGTCCGATCCTTAAAGGTGAAACCGGTGCGGCCGAAGCCAAGCGCTGTCTGCAAATGATGAATGTTTACTTGTCGCAAGCCATGGAGTCGGACGCATCTCAGCGCCGCATCAATCCCAACCAGCGCGTTGCTTGGATCAGTGGGAGATAGGCATGGCTAACACCCGCATTTTACAAAAGTCATTCTCAGGCGGCGAGATTAGTCCGGAGATGTTTGGTCGTATCGATGACACCAAGTATCAAGCTGGCCTTGCCATTTGCCGAAACTTTATCCCCAAACCCCAAGGCCCTATTCAGAATCGTCCAGGCTTTGGCTTTGTGCGCGAGGTTAAGGATTCAACTAAGAAGGTGCGGTTAATTCCGTTTACCTATTCGACCACACAGACCATGGTCATCGAAGTGGGTGCAGGCTACTTTCGATTCCACACGCAAGGCGCGACCTTACTCTCAGGTGCCGTGCCTTATGAGATTGCTAACCCCTACGCAGAAGCCGATCTTTTTGATCTGCACTATGTACAGTCTGCGGACGTGCTGACCATCGTGCATCCCAACTATGCGCCTAGTGAATTGCGCCGCGTCGCCGCGCTTAACTGGACCCTGACCACTATTTCGTTTGCCGCGCCAATCGCCGCGCCCACTGCACCAACCGCAGTGCAAACCGGTACAGGCACGACGATATCCTATTCGTATGTGGTGACTACCATTAGCACGGACGGAGTGTCTGAGTCCGCGCAATCTACCGCAGCAACCGTGAGCGGTAATTTATTTACCACGGGCAATTACATCACGATTGCCTGGGCGGCGGTCACAGGTGCTGCTCGCTATAACGTCTATAAATTGCAAGGCGGATTGTATGGCTATATCGGGCAAACGTCGGGCACTTCGATCAAAGATGACAACATTGCGCCGGACCTAAGTAAAACCCCGCCCATCTATGATGCGGTGTTTGCCGCTACCGGTGATTACCCTGGCGCGGTGTCCTACTTTGAGCAACGCCGATGCTTTGCCGGCACGTCCAACAAGCCACAAAACATCTGGATGACCAAATCAGGCACTGAATCGGTGATGAGCTACAGCTTACCGATCCGAGACGATGATCGCATTGCGTTTAGAGTAGCGGCACGCGAGGCCAATACCATTCGGCATATCGTACCGCTAACGCAACTATTGCTTTTAACCAGCGCTGCGGAATGGCGCGTGTCACCTGTTAACAGTGATGCGATTACGCCGACCACCATTACCGTGAGGCCACAGTCTTATGTGGGTGCCAATAACGTGCAGCCGGCGGTAATCAACAACACGCTCTTGTATGCCGCCGCGCGCGGTGGGCATATTCGAGAATGCGCGTATAACTGGCAGGCCAACGGCTTTATCAGCGGGGATTTATCCTTGCGCGCGCCGCACCTTTTTGACAATTACGATATTAGCGATATGGCGTATGCCAAAGCGCCGCTGCCGATTGTGTGGTTCATATCCACCACCGGCAAACTGCTTGGCCTGACCTATGTGCCAGAGCAACAGATTGGCGCCTGGCATTGGCACGATACCGATGGCACGTTTGAATCGTGCGCGGTCGTAGCGGAAGGCAATGAAGATATTTTGTACTGCGTGATTAAGCGCACCATCAACGGCGCCGACGTGCGCTATGTAGAGCGGATGGCCACTCGTCAGTTTGTAGATCCCGCCGATGCGTTTTTTGTGGATGCGGGGTTAACGTACTCGGGCGCAGCGGCCACGACAATTAGCGGGCTTACCCACCTCGAGGGTAAAACCGTTAACGTGTTAGCCGATGGCGCGGTGCATCCACAATGTGTGGTGACGAGCGGCGCAATTACGCTAGAGCAAGCCGCCAGCAAGGTGCAGATCGGGTTACCGATTACGGCGGACGCAAAAACCCTACCGGTTGCGGCTGGCATTGATAACGGCTTTGCCCAAGGGCGATACAAAAACGTCAACAAAGCCTGGCTGCGGGTGTTCCGGTCCTCGGGCATTTTTATCGGCCCAGACGAATATAACTTGGTCGAAGCCAAACAGCGCACTACCGAATCCTACGGCTCACCCCCTGCGCTCAAAAGCGAAGAGATCCCAATCGTCTTGTCCCCTGCATGGGCAGATAGCGGTCAGGTCTTTGTCCGGCAATCGGATCCCCTACCGTTAACCCTGGCCAGCCTCACCCTGGAAGTATCCATCGGCAGTTGATGCACTTGATTAAAACCTGAAGGGTTATGGTGAAGACCATTATCCTTCGGAGTTTTAAACATGGCTTATGGTGTAGTCAACTCGTCCTTCAAAGGGCTAGGCGGTGGCGGGGGAATGGGCGGTTTAGGCGCAGGCGTCATGGCGCTGCAAATTGGCGGGATGCTTTCATCCACAATCGGATCATTCTTTAGCGCTGAAACGCAGAAATACCAACTCAAAACCCAAGCAATCATTGCGGATACCAACGCGCGTATCGCAGAGCTAGGCGCGCAGTCTGCGCTCAATCAAGGCCAACATGAGATTGGCAACCTCACGCTTAAAGCCGGCCAACTTAAAAGCACCCAACGCACTTCAATGGCAGCGAACGGAATCGACTTAGGTGAAGGTAACGCGGCGGAGGTCTTAGCCTCAACCGAAATCATGAAAGAGGTCGATAAGAACACCATCCAAGCTAACGCCGTGCGCAGCGCATGGGGCTATCGGATGCAAGGCACGAATTTCCAGAACGAAGCATTAACCGCGCGCAATGCGTCCAGCGCAATTTCTCCCTGGATGGCGGGCGCTTCCACAATGCTTGGCAAAGCCACGGACGTGGCATCGAGTTGGTACATGATGAATACCATGGGTGGTAATTAAAATGCCTAGAGTCCCAACATACGACAGTTTTCAGGCGACCCCTAACACCTTACCGCAATCGTTTGCCAAAGCCCCTGATGTTTTAGTCGATCCAGGGCAGACCGGTAAAGTCATGGGCGAAGCGCTTACCCATGCGGGCAATACCTTTGGCAAGATCGTGCAAGACATGAACGAGACCGCCAATCAATTACGATTAGATGATGCGGCCAACCAGCTTCGAGAAGGCGCGCGTAAATTACAGTTTGATAAAGACGTCGGTTACACCAACCTCAAAGGCAAGAGCGCGCTTGACCGGCCAGATGGCTTGTCCCTTTCAGATGAGTATGGCGGAAAACTACAAGAGCATTCGGATCAAATTGCCGCGTCTTTGGGGAATGACCAACAGCGACAAGCATTTGCGCATTTCTCTGGCGGGTTTGTACAAGGCTTTAAGAGCAATGTATCCGCGCACGAGGTGAAAGAATTTACCGATTACGGATTGTCTGTATCGGACGGAATACAAAAAGGCGCTATCGATGATATCGGCTTAAATTGGAACAATCCGGCTGCGGTCAACGATGCGGTGTCACGCATCCAGGCAGAGACCTACCGGCAAGCACAACTCTTAGGCAAGTCGGCCGAATGGCAAGACGCGCAAGCCAAAACTATGACCAGCCTAGCGCACAAGACGGCGCTGATGACGGCGCTGGATAACAACGATCCTTCCTACGCAGATAGCTATCTCAAGCGCTACGCCTCACAAATGCACGCGGACGATATTCTTACTGTAAAGGGCCATATCACCAAAGAGATGGACAACCGCATCGGGATGACCGCGTCGGCCGAAGTGATCCAAAAAATTCAACCACAGATCCAAGTGGGGGACGGGGAACGGGCCTTTAATATTCTACTAGACGCGGAAACCGGCAATAAACAATTTGCTGGCAAGTTTTACGGATTACGCCCAGACGGCACCCCAAAAGGTTCTGGGTATTTCGGCGAGCTTAAACGCCCTGATGGTGGCGTGATGACCGAGTTTAGCGTAGGTGTGAACATCAAAGGAAAGGAGATGGATATTCCGACGCTGGTTCCTACGCTTACCCAAAAAGAAAAAGACATCATCTTGAATATTAAAGACGGTGAAAACCTGCCGGATTCAATCATTCAAAAAGCCGTAGATCATGCAAACAAGCGCATCGATCAAGGGAAGTCTGTTTGGGCGGATACCCCACAACCCATTACTAGCGTTAAGGGTGCCGTAGGTGCTGCCCAAGTGATGCCGCCCACTGGACCGGAAGCGGCCGAGCTTGCGGGGTTGCCTTGGGATGAGAATCGATTTAAATACAACAAGGGCTATAACAAAGCCTTGGGCTTGGCGTATTTCCAAAAGCAATTACAAGATAACAGTGGGGATTTGGCCAAAGCCTATGCCGCGTATAACGCAGGACCTGGCGCTTTAAAAGAAGCCACCAAAAAAGCCGACAAAGAAGGCGGCGACTGGCTGTCTTACCTACCCAAAGAGACACAGGATTATGTAGCCGGCAACATGAAAGCATATGGCTCAGGTGAAGGTAAACCCCCGCGCGCCACCTTTGAAGAAATAGACGCGCAGCTGCGGGCGGATCCGCGTATTGCCGGCAATCCAGATCGATACAAGATTGCCAGGGCGGATGCTAAGCAACGCTTTGAAGAGCAAACGCAAGCAATCAAACAGCGCGATGATGACGCGCTGGCAACCGCGCTTAAAGGTGTTGAACAAAACGGTGGGCGCTTTAGCGACCTACCGCCAAGCGTACGCGCAGCGGTACCGGTCGATAAGCGCGACGCCGTCATCAACTACGCGCAGAAAGTGGCTAAGGGGGATGACACCACCAGTCCTTGGCTCTACTCCAAGATGTCTAACGACCCCATGAAAGATCCTTACACTGGTGAAACCATGTCGGATAGCGCGTTCTACCGCTATCGTCCTGAGTTATCCGATGCGGATTTTCGTAAGTTTACCGACGAGCGCAATAAGCGCTCTGGTAAGACAGCGGGCAGCGGTGGTCCTGGGGATCTAAATAGCGCGGCGATTAAGCAGAACCTAGATACCAATCTCTGGAATTTAGGTATCAAACCTAATCCTAAAAGCGATTCGGACAACGAGCGCGTGGGTGCTATCCGTAAATTTGTAGATGACTATTTTATCGCGGCGCAACGTGAAGCCGGTAAGAAATTTACCGATGCTGAAGTAGCAACACACCTAAACAATCTCTTTGCAAAAAACGAAACCTTTAAGCGTTTTTGGTCAAGCGATACCAAAGGACCGTTACTCTCAATGAAGATTGGCGACATCCCGCCTGGGGATAAAACCGCGATCAAAGAGTCTTTCAAAAAACAAGGTGTCAGCGATCCGACCAATGCCCAAGTCCTCAATGCCTTCTTTATGACCAAGGTTACTAAATGAGCAGTGAATTTGATTCAGCCGTAACAAACGTAATTAATAACGAAACCCCTGCACCAGATAAAGCGCAAGCTGCGCGAGAAGGCTATGTGGGTGCTGTCGACACCAATCCAGATGTTTATGCGGAGATGCAACGCGTGGCGCGTCGAGTAGGCGTGCCTACCAATGTAGCGATGGATATGCCTCAAGAAGTTAAGAAGCAAGCGAGCATCGGCTCAATTAATTTTGACACACTTGCGCAAACCAATCCCGCTACTGCTTCATTGTTAGCGGACACCGACAAAGCCAAAGTCGCGCATGATGATGTGCCTAATCTACAAGCGACCGAGCGCACCTTTATCGAAAGCGCAATAGAACCAATTCAGCGAGGCTATGCGCAAGGACGCGCGGGGCTATCGTTGATGCTGCACTCAATGGGGCTTTTCAAAGGCCTGGATGCGCAGCGCAAAGCAGCGGCTGAAGCCAACGGAATCCCTTACGATCCGACGGTGGAAACGTCGAACATGATGGCGCAAAGACAGCGCGAAATTGAAAAGTATCCAATCCCAGAAGACATTCAAAGAGGCATGGACGAGATCAGCAAAGCGCCGGATTTTTCGTCTGCGTTTGAAAGTGCGCTTTACAACAAGCGTGCCGTATTAGAAACCACACTGCAATCGATTGGCACCAGTTTTCCGGCGCTGGCAACAACCGCCGGCGGATCTGTCTTTGGTCCACTAGGCACTGCGACCGGTGCCGGCATGGGCAGTTTTGCGGTGGAATACGGCAGCACCATGCAAGACGTGTTAGCCGACAAGGGCATGAATCCCACCAACGCGATGGATATACACCGCGTATTAAACGATCCTACCATCATGGATGCGGCGCGGGACAAAGCGCTTAAGCGCGGGATTCCGGTTGCAATCTTTGACGCCCTTACCGCGGGGGTAGCCGGCAAACTGTTAGCCGGTGCTAAAGCTAACCCAACAAGCGTGGCAAGTCGTGTTGGCGGCGAGCTGGCGGTACAGGCGACCGGAGGCGCAGCGGGTGAAGCGGCAGCGCAAGCGGTTACCGGCGAATATAAACCAGGTGATATTTTGCTTGAAGCATTAGCCGAATTACCTACCGGATTGGTGGAGATTCCAGGCAATTACAAAGACGCATTAGCCAAAGCGCAGCGCTCAGAAGATAACGCGCGATTTGTTGAAACCATAAACAATCTTTCCGAAGCGAGCAAAGTTTTACAACGCGATCCAGAAACATTTGAGGCGTTTGTTAATCACGCCGCCGAAGATGGACCTGTAGAAAAAGTATTTATTGATGCTAACGCGTTGATGCAATCGGGTGTTGCTGATCAAATCGCAGCAGTGTCTCCCTCGGTTGCCGAACAGTTACCTTTAGCGCAAAGCACAGGCGGGCAGATTGCCATTCCTGTTGGGGAATACGCTTCTAAAATTGCACCCACTGAGTACGCACAAGCGTTAGTCGATCATCTTAAAACAAGCCCTGAAGAATTTAGCCGCGCTGAAGCGGCAGACTTCATGCAAAACCACCAGGAAGAATTACAAAAAGAGATCGAAAGATCACTGGGCAATTCACAATTGAGCGACGAGTTTAAACAATCCACTTCACGCTTAAAGGAGAAATTCCAAACGGAGTTAGACGCGCTTGGCCACCATACTCCCGATGTCAACAAAGCGTATTCCACCTTGTTGGGGGATTTCTTTGCGGTCAACGCGGCCAAGATGGGCATGTCACCTGAAGAATTGCACAATCAGTACGCGGTCCGCTTTGCCTCAGACTTACAGCAAGGCTATGACCAAAGCCGTGTGGATATGCATTTCAAAGACGTGACCAAAAGAATTGAAGGGTTAACGATTGCTGCTAATCAGTTGAAAGAAGGCAAGATTACACGGGAAGACTACGACAGATTAGTTAACGAATTAAAACCAGTAACACCATATGCCGAGACCCCTACACCATCTTCTCTTGAGGATATGCAAACATCTTTAACATCGGATAAGGTTCCTAAGATAGGGGAAGCGGCAAGAACTTTAAAAACAGGAGATGCGGTAGGTTTGCGTTTAGACATCCCAGCATATCGAGATCATGGCGTATGGGTTGTGTCTATTCATGGCGCACGAGCATCAGATAAAAGTGGAATGGCGGGTAAAGCCACGGGGTACGACAGTGTTGCTTCTGTTACTGATGCTCGATTTGGAATAAATGAAAACGCAGGACTTAACATCGCGGCGGGTAAATCTAAAGCAACTATAGCCACCGTGGAAGGAAAATGGAAACCAATAACACCGGAAGAAGCGCATGCTAGAGTGACAGAGGCTTTGACTGATCCAGCGTGGACCCAGGTGGGAATGGATCCAGAACGACACAGCTATTTTTACGATAGAACAACAATGGAGCCCGTCGTTAGCGCGGATGAGGTTATTCAAATCGGCCCGTTGGTTATGGCGAAGAATCCTGTTTACGCGCCCAAAAATCATTTTTTATACCAAAGCAGAAACCTACAAACAGATACTCCAGCGTTTAAGAATTGGTTCGGTCAATCTAAAGTGGTGGATGCCGAGGGTAAACCTTTGGTGGTTTATCACGGTACAGAAGCAGATTTTGATACATTTGACCTTAACAAGATGGGCCTTAATGGCTTGGCGATCGGCCCTGGATTCTACTTTGTAAATTCTAAATTAGTTGCCAGCGGGTATGGGGATAAATCCCTTGCTGTGTATTTGAAAGCGAATAACCCAACTCTAAGTGTTACAAAGAAAACCATTACCAAAGCACAAGTAACAAAGATCATTGAAGACATGGAAAAGGAAGATGAGTATTTTCTTTCCAACTATGGTGATATTGAATACGAAGGACGTCGTGCTGTTTTAAACGCCGCGCTTGACGATATTTACACGCAATCTAAACACGATGCTGAAATAATAGGTTCGCTAATCAACGTGGGCGGCGTTGATCGGGATAGCGTTATGGAGTCTGTTATTGCTCGTACTAAAAAAGACGGGTTTATCGTTGACGCAAGCATAGCCTCTCATGCGGCAAATGAAGGCGATAAAGTTTATGTTGTTCTAACACCTACTCAAATCAAATCTGCCACCGGTAACAACGGCAACTTTGATCCTAACGATGCGAATATTTACAATCAAAGCGCAGTGGTTGAAGGCGCTAATGCCATCACTGGCGATCTTGACCGTGTAAACCCTGACGTAAAGGACGCAGTAGAAAGCCGAATTGCCCGCATGGGTGAAGAGGAACAGCAACGTGTACGAGCAAATCTAGGGGAACATAAAGGTACTGCGTGGGCAGCTGCTGCTATCAAAGGTATGGCGTACCGCGAAATGCTAGAACGTGCGATGGATGGCCAAGACATATCTAACCTAGAGCGAAATGCAATCTGGGGAAAGCAAGATATGGCGGCTACCAAACTTGTTAAAGCATTTAAGAAATATCCAGAGCATGGCGCTCGTGTTCTAAAACTGCTTCTTAATGCCTATGATTTTATTGGGGGAAACCGTAAAGCTGAGAACGATGTTTCAACATCCTTCACCAACTGTGATCCTAGTAAAGCGTGTGCGATCCATTGTTACGCCGCGACCGGTAACGCTAGGCCAAATGAAATAGCCAAATCGGAATTTACCGAATTTATGCTAGAGCGATTTCCGCAAGAGATGGCGGATAAACTGGCTTCAGACTATCTGGCAACGGAGGCCGGTAAGGCGGGGCTATCTTTACGGTTAAACGACAAGGGGGATCTTTCACCCGCGCAGGTGCATGTTATCGAATTGCTAAACACTAAAGGAATAGCAATTCAGGTTTTTTCAAAACGTCCGGATTTATTGCGATCTATCTCTGATCTCAATTTAAAGATGCTTTCCATTGATGGCACCAACATGGAATTGGCCGATGCAAATCCTGATTTGCGTTTAGCTGTCACGATTACAGACGAAACCACCGAAGAGATGTTAATGCCGATACACGACCGTGTATCCGTATATTTACCGGTTAACCTTAAAGGTAAGGCAATTACCAAAGAAGAGCTTAAAGCGCGCTTTCCAAATTTATATAGCCGAATGGCAAAAGAGAATCTTTGTCCAGTGGATGGGGGGAAACTCGAAACTAAGCCAGGCACTTCGTTTGTTGATATCCGTGACAAGACCGCAGACAAAGGCGTGTGGACATGTACGGCCTGTGATCTTTATGGCGCGGCAGGATGTTTTAAAGGGGATCGGCAAACTAACCAACGAAAAGCACAAACAATTTCTTTGTCTGATTTGACTAAAGAATTACAATTATCAAAGGTACGCAAGGAGCTTCAGTCTAACCTGGAGACACTTTTACAATTAGGGGGAATAGATGGAGAACTTTACAGCCAACTTAGCCAAGCACTTTCTAGCGGGCAACGCGCGGTTCTCGAAATTGCTGACACCGAAAGAGAAGGCAGAGGCGCTGAAAGCGCAAGCGGCCAGACTCAAACAATCGAGGGAAGCGGAAGCGGAACTGGACAGCCTTCTGGCGGAGAATACAACCAAGGCAACATCGTTCCTTTATCAAAACGATTCAACACCAGAAAAGTAGAGTCATACTTTCAATTCGCCGGCGTACAAGCCTGGACCGCCGACACACATTCTTTAACTTCCGCCGTTGAACGTATTAAAAAAGGTGAAAACCCAGAACAAGTCCGCAAAGAAACCGGCTGGCATATTGGTGCGGATGGTATGTGGCGATTTGAGATTTCCGACGACAAAGCGCAATTTAACACCCCATACAACGATTGGACCGCCGATCGGATTCGCGAAGAAGTAAAAGTGTATTCTAATTTCGAAGGTAAAGAAGGCACCTATAAAGCTATTTTTAGAGAGGGTACGCCGGATCATTTTGGTGCCTTTGGCCGATCCGAAGAAGAAGCAGTTAATAATGTTGTTAGAAATGTTAGAAAGAAACGATTTGCGGATGAGGGCTTTGATATCTCTAAAGTCTCTGACGGGGATGCACACGTCTTATCTCACGTTTTAAAACACCCAGAATTGTTTGATGCCTACCCTTCTTTGTTGAACATGCGTGTGCATTTTGAAGAAAACACTTACGCTTATCGGGGAAAGCTAGATCCCGACACAGATGTGATTACTTTGGCAATTACTGGTGATGAACAGCAAATGCTGTCCACATTGTTGCACGAGATTCAGCACGCGATTCAAGAAAAAGAGGGCTTTGGCAAGGGGGGAAACTCAGATAAACAGTTTACGTACGCAGTTAAAACTGCTTTAAAGGAGCTGTCAAACCAACAACAACGAAAAATTGCGGAATGGACAAATGACAATTTTGACAAGATTGTTGATTACAACGTCGCCGCCAAAATAGCAAGATATGGATTGATGTACGAATCCGCGCAACGACTAATTGGATACGCCAACCGCAGCGAACCGTCTGGGGTATTTCGATTGGTAAGGCAAGAGATGCAATGGCTTTATGCGGATGAGTTTCGGGAAAATGATAAAGCACAAGATCTTCAGCGCGATTTTTATAACATTCCTAAACGCCATAAAAAGAACGAACGAAATGCCTTTATAGGTGATATGGCGTTTCGCGCGGGGCAAGTGTTGTTAGATGAAATTGGTCCGATGTATCAAGGGATGTTTAAGAACGATCCGCGCACCTTGAAAGGGATGTTAAAGGCGCTGGAAAGGGAAGCGGACAAAAAGCGCCAAGCGTTATCTCCATTGCACGATTTGCAAAAGCAAGCGCGGACGACCGAAAACGTAAGTCGTGCGCATGCTTCCTCAACACCGTTCGATGTATATCAATCTTTAGCAGGTGAGGTGGAGGCAAGAAACACCCAAGCGCGCCAGGCAATGACACCGGAAGAGCGTCGCAATACTTCACCTAAGCAAACAGCGGATGTGCCCGTTGATAAAATTATAGTTAGATTTGGTGGTTTGGAGATCCAAGCACCAATGGCGTCGATTGCGGAGCAGGCAACCTTTGACCAAGGCGCCGCCGTCAACCGAGGAAGTTTTAACCCAACCAACCTAACAATCTCGCTCTTAAAGAACGCGGATCTTTCGACGTTCTTACATGAGACAGGGCATTTCTTCTTAGAAATGCAAACGGATCTGGCTGCAAGGCTAGAACAGGAAGCTGGACTTTTTGGCATAGAAAACCTAAAGCCTGGCGAACAGCAGATTATCAAAGATGCTAATGCCATTTTAAATTGGTTTGGTTTACAAGATCTGGATACCTGGCACCGCATGACATTAGAAGAGAAGCGCGGATTCCATGAGCAATTTGCGCGCGGCTTTGAAGCCTATCTGTTTGAAGGTAATGCGCCAAGCATTGAACTTCAACCCTTATTCCAACGCTTTAAAGAATGGCTAAAACGCGTTTATAAATCCATCGAGGCGCTTAATGTTGAGTTGACCGATGAGGTGAGAGGCGTGTTTGATCGCATGATTGCATCAGAAGAGCAGATCCAACTTGCAGAGCAAGCGCGCAGTATGATGCCTCTTTTCACGACACTCGATGCGGCACCCATGACGGCCGATGAGTTTAGGGAATATCAGAACCAACAGCAAGAAGCGACTGCGACCGCCGTTGATGAACTCGACGCGCGGGGATTGCGTGACATGAAATGGCTGCGCAACGCGCGAAGCAAGGTGCTAAAGGCCATGCAGAAAGACGCAAAAGAAAAGCGTCGGGAAGTGAGAGCTGAAGCGCGCGTCGAGGTGCTATCACAGCCGGTCTACCGCGCGTGGACATTGTTGACGGCTAAGGTTAACCCTGAGGA